AAGAACTATATATGTATGTATTAATAATATATATATATATATATACATATATGTATAAGGATAAGGAGAAGAATTTTAAGAAATTTGCTTTATAACGCATCATTAGCAACCTCTTGACAATACTATGTCATGCTATAATAATGAATAATAGTTAGTCAGTATGAATGGCAAAAACCAAAATTACCATGTTTCTTGATCCAGACCTTATTGAATGGCTCGATCAAAACAGAGATGAAGAAACTTCTAGGTCTGCTTATCTCAGGATCTTAATTAGAAAAGATATGAAATCCAAAGCAAGACGTAAAACTAATAAATTAACTTCAACAGTTTCAGATCCTTTTACATTTTTTACAATCTCACCTGATTTAATACCTGAAGATCTTAAAGAATATGCTGATTTGATTGTTGAATGGTGGCCTATAAGAAAGAAAAAAGGTGGATCATGCACTACAAGCGTTGCTAACCGCATCTTCAAGAAGTTAAGGTCATTTCCTACACAAGACAGAAAACAAGCTCTTGAGAACGCAATAGCAGGTGGCTGGAAAGATTTATTTCCTGTTAAGCAATCTAAGTTTGCAGAAGAACCAAAAAACCACCCAAATCAAAAAATATTTAGGGCAAGTGATTCTGAATTACCACCAACCTTAAAAGAGCTAGGTTTAGACAAAGCTATGAATGGAGAAAATAATGGATAAATTTGATAAATATTTAATGAGTCCAAAAGAAAAAATTACTGTGACTTGGATTAATAATTTTTATGAAGGGGAAGAGTTGATGGACTTTCAAAAACGATATATAAAAAATAATCTTTCATATATAAAAATTAAATATCCTTTTACATACAAAAAATTTAACAAATATTTGGAGAAAAACTAATGGAAAAAGCATTTGATCGCATATCAGTAATGAAAACTCTCAAAGATGGTATTAAAAAGGGTTATTGGACTTTAGAGGATTTAGATAAACCTAGTCCACAATGGAAAGAAGTTGTTGATACCTGTAATGGACACCCTGCGTATGTTCGAGGTTATCAAGGTGTCACGTTTGAAAATCTTGCTAGGGTTAAAGAACCCGAACCACCAAAGGAGACAATAGAAATTATTGATCCAAAAGACTTACCAGAATACGACTTCTAATGAAAACTATCGAATTATTAAAACCACTTCCCATCAAAAGAGATGAGAATACCCACAGATATGTAAATACAGAAACAAGACAATGGATGTCTTATTCAACTACTGAAGTTTGTAATGACTTAAGTGAAGAAGATAAAGAAAATATTGAAAAGTGGAGATTTCAATGGCAACCCAGGGGGGAGAAAGTGCATGAATGTCTAGCTGAAAAGATGCTAGGTAATGGAGATATTGACTTTGATGAATATGGTGCATGGGTTGAACCTTTACTGCAACATGAACTGTTTACACATTTTCAACCAATGGCAGTTGAACACATGATGTCGATACCTGATAAATCAGTTGGTGGTCAACTTGATCTTCTTGGTTATGACACTAAGACCAAACAGATTAGATTGATTGATTTGAAAACTAAAGGTAGTTATAGTTATTTTCTAAAAAAAAGAAAAAAAGATGGTTTGATATACCTTGATGACCTTGAAAGATATTGGCAAGAACCTTACTCAACTGATAAACAACTTGGTTGCTACGTTGAAATGTTGAAGCTAAATTATGATTTAGTTCCAGATGTATGTAATACGATCTGGGCATTTGAAGGTAGGTGTATTTTGAACATAGATCAACCAACAGAAAGATGTCTTACTGCATGGCAGGAAGCATGGGAAAAGTTTGAAGCTAAACAGGAGTTGTTTTAAATGAAAAACAAAAAAAACAATTTGCCTAACGTATGGAACAAGGCAACAACAAATGATATTCCAGATGGTGCATTATGGTTTAACCCAGATGACCCAGGAAAATTAAGAGCAAGGATAGACGGAGAGTGGAAAGAGCTAGACCCATTTAAAGATTTGGAAGAAAGAAAAGTAAAAAAACAGAGGACAAATAATTGACTAAACAAGAAAAAATAGAAGCTGCTCAGAAACGTATCGAGGAGCTAAGAAAACTTATCTCGGAGTGGACTAAAAGATGAAAGACTCAAACACACAAATTGTTTATAACAGGTTTTCTGGATTTGTTTCTTATCAAGAAACTGATAAAGGTATCAAAGTAATTTATGAGGAAGATCCTTATGGTAAAAAAATTATTGGGGGAGTTCAATACCAATCTTATGAAAGAGGTATTGGAGGAGTTCAATAATGAGATATATACTTGATGTCTCAGGTCGAGACTTAAAACTTATAAGAGCTTCTATTGTTAACTTTCAAAGATCATTAGAGATGTCAGATCAGGCAGAATTTGACAATATAATTGATGATCTTGATGTTCTTTTTTTTAAATTAACAACAATGAAAAAAGAACAGATAAATAATAAAATTAAAAGAAAATGGATGAAAAAATGAAATGTCTTTACAAGGAACTTGATCGAAGAAAAAAATATTTGATTACAAAATTAAATAATGAGATAGGATATCTTGCAGATTTATGGTTTGCACAGGAAATAACAGATAAAGAATATGTAGTAAGGTTTGAAAACCTAAATAAACGTATTAGAGAACTTCAAGGATGAGTAACCCACAAAAACGAAAAGGAGATAAAGCTGAAAGGGAAGCAGCAGAACTTTTAACAGAAGTTACTGGTTTTGAATGTCAACGTAATTTATCAGCAGGAATACCTGGAGATGTTGGAGATATTCATGGAGTACCAAACTGCGTAATACAGGTAGCGGATTGGAAAGATAAATCTCAAGCCTGTCTTGTTAAGCCTAGAGAAGTAGAAACACAGAGAAAAAATGCAGGTGTAGACTTTGTTGCCAGTATGGTCAGGTTCAGAGGAGGACAATGGCGAATGGTGTTGACCCCAGAACAATTTAATACATTATTACAAGCTGCCTTGCAGTAAACATGATATTCATGTAATATACATATCAAGTAAACTATTACTAATGACCACCACCACTTTGCCCAACCTAGCTGGTGTAATCAAAACTACTGACATCTATAAAAAGATGAAATTTGATTACGTTGCTTGGGCTAAAACAGCACAGATACTTAGGGAACACGCTCCTGGGTGGCAGTTCTGTTTAAAAGAAAATAGACCTAATACTGATTTATTTTCATATATCTTTAATGCTCCTGATGAAACAGGTTTTATTATGGGTTATTTTGAAAATATTGATACAGGAGTTAGAACCTCTGTTTTCCCTTTTGCTATTACAGACAATGCTAATAGACCTATTGCATTAGACAAAATTTCGTCTAATCATTTTCAGAACTCACATCGTAGATGTCTTTGTGCATGTGCTTGCTTTACTTTTGGACTAGCCTACGAATTATGGGCTCAGATTGAAATTGATGAAGCGAAACAAGCACCACCACCAAAAACAGGTGTAGCAAAAACTCCTACAAAACCTAATCAAAAGTTAGAACCTACATCTGTTTTAAAGAAACTTCCTGATCCTATTACCAAAGATGCAAAGGTAGTAATTCTTGAAAAGCTTCAGACATTACATACTCTTCATCCAGAAAAGATGAAAGAACTTATTGAAGCGTTTAGAGAAAAGTTTGGTATTAAAGATTTAAAAATTACCAGACATATTACTACTGCTGAACAAGGAGAGTTTCTTGCTCTTGAAATATCCAAGATAGATGAGAGTTTATGACACCAGATGAAACTTCTACTAATGCGAGAGAAGAAATTTTAAAAGAACTTCTTCTCCGCAAACAGCAACGTAAAAAAGATTGGAACAAAAACATCTTTAGTGTCAGAACCAATGACAACCTTGCTGCTAAAATAAAGAACCATTGTAAAGACAACAAGGTTTCTTTTAATTCATTTTTCAACACTTTATTAACCAAATTTTTTAATTAATTATGGCTGACTTTAATCCAGCACTACCTCTTCCTATCAAATGGAATATTGGCGATGATCGTTTTAACGAAGGACAACAAGTTTTGAATTTAACAATTCCTGTTGACTCTGTTACACATTTAATAGATCATTTACAAAACTTAGTTAACACCAAAGCAAAAGATGGAGAAGTGTACGATTTTAACAAAAAAGAAAAAGTTAAAACTAAATGTGTACAAATCTTCTCTAAAGCGATGGAAGGACAGTACGGAGTATTTGGTAACATTAATCCACAGAAGATAGAGAACGCACCTTCTACTGACGAGTTACCTTTCTAATTAAGAGGCATTTGGTTTTGTAAGATTTGTCAATGTAAGTCCTCACTTTTTTATCATGCAACAAAAAACAAATAGTTATTTAGTAAAAGATCCTTTACTAAATATTCATTTTAAAATTATTAATGGTGTGCGTTATTGGATTACACCTCCGCCTTCTTCATACGAACAATGAATCCAGCAAGAAAATCAGTAGAAAAGTTACGCAAACTTAAAGAAATAAGACGTAATAAATTAGAAAAAAATTTATTAGATATTCAACTTAAAGGATATGACCATTACATTTTTATTAATGAAAAAGGTAAAGCTCAAGTTATAACTAATCAAGGTAATTGGGTTACTGAGCATATAAGAACTGCTGTACTTAAATTTAATTATGAAATTGACAAGATAAATAAATTATTTATCAGAGATTTTACTGACGAAGAGCTTAACGAATATGAAAAAACTTCTTAATAGGATTTAAAGGTTTTTTCTTTTCTTTTCTAATTTGTTTGACCACAAGCACAGCTTCTAGTTCTATTAATCTACCTAACATAGAAGCCATAAATACATCCTGTTCTAGTTGATGTCTTATAAGATGCGTGCAATATCTTTTAATATTATCTATATCATTGCTTTTCATAATTTCTCTACAACGCAATTCAACATCTAATTCCAACTCTGGAGGTGCTGGTTCTATGTCAATGTTGAGAAATTTCTTGATGTTCATTTCACGGGAAATAATTTTTCTTCAATCATTTTGACGATTGCATCATCAACATCATTGTCTGATTTGGCAGCAAGATCTTTTAAAAGACTTAAAGCAGCTTTACGCAAAGATTCAGATTTACCAAATCTGATAAACAAATTAATTAGAAATTTAGACATAAAATTGTATGTTCTTTTCCAAACATACCAAAGATTAGTCTTTTTGGCCTTCTATACGACTAACTGTTCTTTCTAACCTATTAATTCGATTAAATAATTCAACAATATCTCTATCTCGTCTATTGCTGACGTTAGATAATACCATGACAAAAGCACTAGCTCCGACTCCTATTAAGGCAGCATATATCTCTGGCATTGCTTTAAGTTATAATTATGCCTAGTATGACTAATAAATCCTAGTTATGACAGAAGAAGTCAAAAAAGGCCCACTCAAAAAACTCAAAGAGACTATTGAGGACAAAGAAGAACAATTAGCCTTTATTTCAGTTGTAGTAAGGCTTGTTGTTGTTGCTTGGAGTGGATTCATAGTTTCTCTGAACTACATTTCAATTCCAGGATATAGTAACGAACCAAAAGATATAACTTTTCCAGCTTCTCTGCTAACTGGTGCGTTAGCTAGTTTTGGTTTGGAAGGTGCTAAGAAAAGAGGTGATGGTACATTTAAACCAGAAGATAAACCATTAAACAAGAAAGAAGTAGAAGCGTTACTAGCATCACAGTCGGGTGGTTATCAAACTATTAGAATAGAAACACCCATCAAGATTCTTGGTGCGGAAGTTGTTAACAAAAAAGAGGACAAAAAATGAAAAAACTTCTTCCCTTTTTATTTCTTATGTCAGCACCAGCTTATGCTGATATAAAACAAGAATTTGTAACTTCTGCACAAATAACTGTTGATATGCCATATAGCGTTACAAATAAATTAGGTACTACATATTCATTGTCTGGAAATAACATTACACCCTCTGTCACTTCTGGAGGATCTACAACTTCTGGTCAGATTGGAGGACTAAATGTTTCTAGTTTGACTAGCGGAGTTCCTGCTTTAATTCAAACTGACAAAGCTATTACAAGTGCAGGGTCAGCCTTCTCTCTTACAGAATCGGTAACAATGGGAGATGCTACACCATCTGCAATAACTCCTTCTAGTGGAATTGCTACGATACCTCATTTATCAGGACAAACAACAGTAGGATCAGGTGGTACTGCTGGAAACCTTGCTATGACTAGCCTTTCATCAGGAGTCCATACCTGTACAGCAGGAGGTAGCGGAACAAGTTGTATTGGCTCTACTACTGTCCGTATTACGATTGACTAGACTTTGGCTGTTAGTTTTATTAGCATTACCTATAAGGACATTAGCTGTTCCTGTCGTGCCACAATTTCGTAGTGGTTCGAGTCAGACTTCTTCAACATCTGAATCAGTAATAAATGAAACCATCACAAGTCATCAGTATCGTACAGGATACTCCTACTCTGCATCAGGACATAATATTGAAAGTGCCGATACCAATAGTTATATCAATCCGACAGCTACTACTCTTACAGAACAAACAGTTGGAGGAGTGAACTTTAGTTGGACTTCACCAAATTTAGAAACTGTTCCAAGGTTCACAATTACAAATCCAGGAGCATCTTTTTCTCTTCAAGAAACTCTAATAACACCAGGATTAGACACAGTAACAACAATACAAAGAACAATAAATACAAGCACCACAGTAGAAACTACAACTACATTTGGGCAGTAGCCTTACTAATAATCCCTGTAAAGCCAGTCATAGCCTCGACAACGGTGGCCAGTCCATCCAGCAATGCCCAAGGTGTAGTAAATAACAATGCCACCATGATAACCCCTTCTTCCATGCCATCTTTCAGAATGAGTCAGGGTATTGTCTGTGCTTCTCCTAGTCTTACGATCACTCCATATGTAACTGACTCTCATACATTTTCATTACCTAGAGAAACCGTTACGAAACAGAATATTTATGATGAAAATACTGGAGCGATAAAGTATGTACAGGAAACTCCCAGATTTGAAAAAGAGAACTTCAATTTGAATTATGGTATCTCTGCTCAGATAAATATTCCATTAGGAAAATCTCCAAAACTTTGCCATAAGGCAACAGAAATAAATATTAAAAATCAGGAATTATTGTATAAAAAGACCAAATTAGAGATCAGTCTGCATAGGTTGAAAATATGTGCGGAACAAGCAAGATTAGGTGTTACTTTCAAACCTAATACTCCTAGTGCTGTTACTTGTGAAGATATTGTAGTTACTGTTCCACCAGGTCAAGTTATCCCACATACTCATAAATTAAAGCAGTAGACAAGCACGGTTAGACTTGCCTACCTAGACACCCTATCCT